TCGGCAGCGTCGAACACCGGCTACCAATCGGCAGCGTCGAACACCGGCTACCGCTCGGCAGCCGAGGTCAGCGGCAAGGAGTCCGTCGCCGCATCCCTGGGCATCGAAGGCCGCGCTCGCGCATCTGCTGGTAGCGCCATCGTCCTATGTCATCGTGACGACGAGGGGCGCCTAATCCATATCCGCGCCAGCAAGGTCGGGGAGAACGGCGTAGAGCCGGACACCTGGTACCAGTTGAGTGCCGAGGGCGAGTTCGTCGAATTCGACGAGTGAGCCGCCATCGAACAGCGAACGAGTCTAGGGGCTAGCGAAGCCAGACCTGACGCATCCGGGGAAGCGCCCGGCGTTCGCTCCATTTGCCCTGATACGGCAAGAGAGGAATCCATGCCAGACCTTGGCGAGTTCGCAGCAATGTGGGGATTTCTGCTTTTGACGATGTTTTTGCCGATCCGTCTGAAGCGTCGTCCTATTCAACAGCAAGACGCCTGACAGGCAGGAGAACAGAATGAGCATCAAGACTACCGGGATTGAACTGAAGTCCTTCTGGAAAGACGATTCTGTCTGGCCAGCTGACTCCTATGTCGATGGTTTGTACCTGAAAGTGAACGGCCAAGATGCAGATAGCGAAGACATCGAAGCTTTGAATGATGCGGACCAGGTTGTTATCGAAGACGGATATTTCTGCGATGCGAATGACGATGGCGAAAGCCTACTGACCGTTTTCAAACGGTGGCGCAAGAAGCAGACCACTGTCTACATCTCAGCTTCATGCCCGAAAGAACTGGAAGAGGCTGTACGTGCTGCAATTAAATCCGCTGGCGGAGCCGCCTAACGCGCCCTTGCGCATACACACACTGGAGGCGAGATATGTACAAACACGCTTCGATTTCTGATCTTCTCGGAAAGACCATCAAGCAGATCACCGGATTGGAAGCTGGCAGCGATTCTGTCGATTTCGAATGTGAAGACGGCTCTCTGTTTCGGATGTATCACGCGCAGGACTGCTGTGAGAGCGTTTCGATTGACGATATCGAGGGCGACGCAAGAGACCTTGTTGGTCAGCCGTTGGTGGTTGCCGAGGACGTCAGTAGCGACGACTTCCCGGCGCCTCCGGGAGACTACGTAGAAAGCTACACATGGACCTTCTATCGACTTGCAACTGCCAAGGGATTCGTCGTGATCCGCTGGCTTGGCGAGTCGAACGGCTACTACTCCGAATCTGTCGACTTCTGTCGAGTTCACTGACTTCCCCGGCAAGTACGCCACCCTTCAATGGGGATGAGTCCCGCGCAGCGGGAGATGTACTAGGTACCCGCGGACGTCACTGCTTCGGCATACGAAATGAGTCGCTGAATGGGTCCGCGCCAAGTCAGCCGCCGGTGAGAGTCCGGCCATCCCCACCCTACCCCTCTTAGCCCGGCAAGTCCGGGCATTTTTTCGCCTGTATGACGACAGCGATTCGGAACGCTGCCGCATGCACGCGACCTAGAGGTCAGAGATATGAACGAAATGTACCTGAACGACGGGGACGCAACCTTCGTCGGAAGTTTCACAAAAGTCTGCTGGGACCGTGATAACGGCCAGCGTTACTCGTTCGGATTCAAGCCAAATCGCGGGAAAAAGTTCGTCGTGATGCTACTTGGCGAGGCGGACAAGACCGCCGACGACTTTGACCTTGAGGCTGCACTGAATCGCCTCGGCTTCTACCGGAGAGAGAAGTCATGAACGCCATCCGCAAGTTGCAAGAAGCGTATGACGCGAGACTGCCTGACGATGACGATGACGGCGACCGCGAGTATGTCACTGAGCAAGTCGGCAAGCTTCTGAACTGCGAGGACGGTGATTGCGTGCCGTTCCATGATCGGAAAGAAAGGCCCTTTATCGGCCCTGAGTTTACGGTCTACGGATTCGCCGGATTCGTCCCGGAGTGGCTTGCAGAGGTCGACAGCAAAGAGTGCCCGATGACTCAGCTACTCCTAGCCGTCCGCCGAGGCGACCTGGAACTGGCCCAACGCATCTGGTTCCGCGCATTCGAAGCAACGCTGATCGAGAACGCTGAACGAATGGTTAGGGAGAGACGAGTTTGACTGCTCCCCTCCCTGAAGGAAGGGGATTCCCAATTCACAGAGAACTGGACAGCGGTACTTGACCGATGCCGCTTACATTCTCTCCAAGGGCTAACACCGCCAGCCCGGCGGCTCTAATGTTGATCGCTGCGTTCACGTCGCGGTCATGTTCGGTGCCGCATTCCTGGCATGTCCAGCTACGGATATCCAAGGGTAAGCGCACAAGGGTATGGCCGCAGCAGGAACAGCGCTTCGAACTGGGATACCAGCGGTCGATGGCGACGACCTGTCGGCCAGCCCATTCACCTTTGTACTCCAATTGTCGCGCAAACTCTCCCCAGCCGACATCGGCAATGGATTTACTCAGTCTCGGATTGCGGATCATGTTCTTTACGGCTAGGGATTCGACGCAGACCACTTGGTTCTCGTTAATCAGTCTGCGGGACAGCTTGTGCAAGCGGTCCATGCGGCAGTCGGAGATTTTTGCGTGAATACGGGCCACTTTCAGCCGGGCCTTGGAGCGGTTCTTCGAGCCGAGCTTCTTCTTGCTAAGCCTACGCTGCGCCTTAGCTAGGCGAGCTGCGTATTTCGCGGTATGGCGGGGATTGCCGATCCGTTCGCCATCGCTGGTGACGAACAGGTCTTTCAGGCCCAGGTCGATACCGATCATCTTCGGCGTGACGGGCAGAGCCTCGAACTCGAACTCGCAGAGGCAAGACACATAGTAGCGGCCTGCGGAGTCCCTCGAAACGGTGACGGTGGAAGGCTCGCTCGGAAGCGGTCTGCTCCAGCGTATATCAAGAGGAGTCCTGGACTTGGCCAGGTACAGCTTGCCGTCCCGGTAGCTGAACGCCGACCGGGTGAACTCAGCGGACTGCCGATGCTTCTTGCTTTTGTACGCAGGGTACTTCGTGCGGCCTGAAAAGAAGTTTTTGAAGGCGGACTGCTGGTGGCGAAGGCACTGCTGCAAGGGGACGCAGGAGACCTCGTTCAGCCACGGAAACTCGCCGGAGCGCTTGAGCCTGGTGAGTGCCGCGTTGGCCTCCAGATACCCGACCTTCTCCTGCCGCTGGAAGAACGCATCGGTTCGCCAGCGTAGGACATAGTTGTAGACGAAGCGCGTACAGCCGAACGTCTGAGCTAGCAATTGCGCCTGCTCAGAAGTCGGATAGAAACGGTATTTGTACGCACGGTTAGCCATGCGTCACATTTTACCATCGTTAATGTAAAGGTAGTCACGACGAAACGGAGGAGGCGGGAACAGGGGCGCTCTGCGAGCGCCGTGCTATCCCTACCCCGCACTAGAAGTACGGGGTTTCCCGCGAAAACTGATGAGCATTGACTGGAACACGGCACCGGAGGGTGCGACTCATTGGGAGCCAACAGGACCTGATTTCTATGAAGGATGGATGAAGAAAGAAGGGACTGACTGGTTTTATTGGAGCGAATCAGGACACAAATGGATAAACGGGATTTTGACCTGCGATGTGTCCGCAGATCGTGAGGCGACATTCGAGGCTAGACCGCAAGAGGCCTGGGACGGCCATGGCCTGCCGCCAACCGGCCTGCTGGTGGAATGGAAAGCCGGCTTGGATCACGAGTGGAGGCGCGTAACCGTGCTGGCCTACGCCAATGGCGATGCGTGGTTACAGCCCGAGGACGGCGACTCATTCATCGTCGGAAACCCGGCAAACTTCAGGCGCATCCGCACCCCCGAGCAGATCGCCGCCGAGGAGCGGGAGAAGGCGGCGCTGGAAATGGCAGCGCTGATGTCAGGGCACGATGATCGTTCGAAAGACTGCTTCAAGGTCCTGGGCGAAATTCTCTATGACGCCGGCTACCGCCGCCAGGAGGAAGGGAAATGACAACCCCTATCGTGCAATCGATCAGTGATGAGCAATTGGCGGAGTTGGAAGAGTACTGCCACAAGAGGGCATTCGTCTGTTGTGGCAATTTCAAATCCGGGGCCGAATACATGAGCGCGCGCGAGGAAGTCTGCTGTAACGAGCCAGTGTTGACGGATGTAAATATCAACACTCCAGCAGAGGAGATACTTGGCCTGATCGCTCGCCTGCGCGCTGCTGAGGCTGATGCTAAGCGCTATCGGTGGTTGAGGGACAAGTCGGCGGACGCAGACGGGGTCTATCCGATGGTGTCGCTTACCGATGACTGTGGCGATCAGGTGTCTAACTGGCTTTTCGGGAAGGCCGTAGACAAAGCTGTTGATGAAGCAATGGAGAGCACGCCATGACCATCACCATCGACCTGACCAAGGCCGCCCAAGTCCTGATCTTCGGCGGCTTTTTTGTGGGCGGTATCGGCGCTTTCGCCTGGGCATTTGTGGGGATGGTTACGCCATGAACGGCCCGCATTGCAGATGGTGCGGCGAAACAACTGATGCCGAGTTCGTAGACGTTGGCGTTGGCTGGCAACAAGTGACAGGCGGAAGTTGTCGGTGCGGAGGATACGAAAGCGGGCCATATCAAAATGACGGCATGCTAAGCGAAGTTGAGTTCGCCACCTACTGGCGCGGCCCGTTCGAAGATCACCCGGATTTCTCGCCATTCAACCACATGAGAGAGGGTGATGCGCCATGAACACTCGCCGCACAGCCATATGGCTAGGCAGCCTCTTCGGCGGCCTGCTGTACCTCTTCATCCTGGCAGCCGGCCCGATCTGGGGCGGCATCATCACCGCAGAATCTACGGCCACTGGCCAATAACCCCTCCCTTCATTGGCTGCGCATGCGCGGCGAGGATCACTCATGTCCGCAGAAACCCAACTGGTCGAAGTGCCGGCCAAAGAAACCGCCCTCCAAGTCTACTCGGCCGTCAATGGCCTTGACCCGTTCCTGGCCAAGATTCGCGAAGAGATCGACGGCTTCGTGCCAGACGTCACTACCCGCAAGGGCAGAGAGGCCATCGCCTCCATCGCCTACAAGGTCGCCCGCTCTAAGACGGCGCTGGACAATGTAGGCAAGGAACTGGTCGCCGAGCTGAAGGAAGTGCCCAAGAAGGTCGATGCCGAGCGTAAGCGCATGCGTTACCTTCTGGACTCCTGGCAGGCCGAAGTGCGCAGTCCGTTGACCGAGTGGGAAGAGGCTGAAGCGGCGCGGGTTGCGCGTCATCAGGGCGAGATCGACAAGATAAACCTTCGCCTGGAATGCCGCGATCTGGACTCTAATGAACTCAAAGCCAACATCGCTTGGTTGGAAGGCCTGGCCATAAGTGAAGCCTGGGAAGAGTTCGAGGCAGAGGCTGCTCGCGCCAAAGATAAGGCTTTGATCGCTCTCCGAGAAGCCCTGGTTGCCCGTGAGAAGTTCGAAGCCGAGCAGGCCGAACTGGAACGCCTGCGCGCCGAAGCAGCAGCACGCGAGCAGAAAGAGCGCGAGGAACGCATTGCCCGCGAAGCAGCCGAGGCCGAGCGCCTGGCAGCGGAACGACGCGCCCAGGAAGAACGCGAAGCCGCCGCTCGCCGAGAAACCGAGGCAAAGGCTGCCGCCGAGCGCAGGGAACTGGAACTGCGACTCGCTGCCGAGAAGGCGGAGCGCGAGAAGTTGGAAGCACAGCAGCGCGCCGAGCAAGCTGAGCGTGATGCACAGCGGCGCGCCGAAGAAGCCGCTGCCGCAGAGCGCCAACGGCAGGCAGACGAGCAGGCCAGGATCGAGCGCGAGGCAGCAGCCCGAGAAGCCGATAAGGCCCATAAGAAAGCCATCAACAACGAAGCCCTGGCAGCCCTTATCGCCGGCGGCATGCCCGAGGAATGCGCCAAGCAGGCGATCATACTGATCGCTCAGCGCAAGGTTCCTCATATCTCGATCAACTACTGAGGTTCACATGGGAACTGCACTAACACCGCTCCTGACGAAGTTCGCCACGCGCTACGAGATGGGTACCACGCCTGAAGAAGTGGCGAACACGCTCAAGCAGACCTGTTTCAAGGGCCAGGTCAATGATTCGCAGATGGTCGCCCTGCTGATCGTGGCAGACCAGTACAAGCTGAACCCCTTCACCAAGGAGTTGTACGCATTCCCCGACAAGAACAACGGCATCGTGCCGGTTGTTGGTGTGGATGGCTGGGCTCGGATCATCAACGAGAACCCACAGTTCGATGGCATGGAATTCTCAATGGACCAGCAGGGAACCGAATGCACCTGCAAGATCTATCGGAAGGACCGCAGCCATGCCATCAGCGCGACTGAGTACATGGCCGAGTGCAAGCGGAACACCCAGCCTTGGCAGTCCCATCCGCGCCGGATGCTTCGCCACAAGGCAATGATCCAGTGCGCACGCCTCGCGTTCGGGTTCGCCGGCATATACGACCAGGACGAGGCCGAGCGGATCGTTGAACGAGACGTCACTCCCGCAGAACAGTACGAGGACGTCAGCGAGGCGGTATGCCTGATCAAGGACTCCCCAACAATGGAAGACTTGCAGGCAGCATTCAGCAATGCCTGGAAAGCCTACAAGACAAAGGGCGCGCGCGACCAGCTTACGGCGGCCAAGGACCAGCGGAAGAAAGAACTTCTGGAGGCACCTATCGACGTTGAATTCGAGGAGACCGGCGATGATCGAGCAGCGTAGTGATGAATGGTTCGCGGCACGACTCGGCCGCGTGACCGCCAGCAAGGTCAAGGACGTAATGGCAAAGGGGCGCAGTGGCGCCCCTTCTGCTACCCGCCAGAACTACATGATGCAGCTCCTGTGCGAGCGCCTGACCGGCAAGCGCGAGGAAGGATTCACCAGCGCCGCAATGCAGCGTGGTACCGACCTGGAGCCGATTGCTCGCTCGGCCTACGAGTTCAATGCAGGCGTAATGACGATCGAAACAGGCCTTATCATCCATCCGCGAATCGATGGATTTGGCGCGTCGCCAGATGGCCTCGCGGGGGAGCATGGGCTCGTCGAGATTAAATGCCCGTCAACCGCAACCCACATCTACACGATGCAGTCGGGCAAGCACGACCCACAGTACGAGTGGCAGATGCTCGCCCAAATGTCATGCAGCGGCCGCGAGTGGGTCGACTTCGTGAGCTTCGATGATCGCCTGCCGGAAGAACTGCAATACGTCTGCTTCCGCTATCACCGCGACGAGGCACGCATCCGCGAGATGGAGGCTGAGGTTATGGCGTTCCTGGAAGAGCTGGCAGAGCTTGAACATCAGATGCGAGAGCGCATGAGGAAAGCAGCATGAGAACCGTACTCAAAGCCACATGCGGCAAGCACTCCAAGGAAATCCCGCTTGAGCAGATCACCCACTTCATCGCCGAGGATAAGTACGTCATCGCGTACTACGCGGATGGGTTCCTGCTGCTGCGCGACACGATCAGGGAACTGGAAACAGAGTTCTCCGACGAGTTCATCCGCACCCACCGTAAGGCCCTGGTCCGACGCTCGCTGATCAGCATGTTCAAGCGCCGGCCCGACGACGCCCAGGCCGGGGAAGTGCTTCTGCTCGGAACAGAGGATTGGATTCCCGTCAGCCGCAGTCACTCGGCACAGATCATATCGGCGATGGGTGCATGAGGGCCATGTCATGTACATCAAGAAAGACGTCATCGAGGTCATCAAGTACGCGGCGATGATGGCGGCCTGCTCTTGCCAGTCCTGGGGAATCTACCCCATGAATCAGGGTTACAAAGCCATGCCCTTCCGTGGCGACTATCACCGCGTCGTCGAAGTCTGCCATCCCTGACCAAACAGGAATAACCCCATGCACCAGCTAACAGCGAATCACCGCCCTTGCGGTGTGACGGTCACCGGCTGGCCTGAAGAAAGCCAGCTTATGACGCCGGACGACATTCTGCGCATCGCGAGAGCGGTTAAGCAGATGGCGATCAACCAGTCCCAGGGCGCCGATGGCGTTCGGGTCTACCCGGAGGATGAGCCATGCCATTCGACGAAAGCCCCGCAGTCCGCCGCATAAACGCCCTCTGTTCCCCCGCGCCAGCACGCTACCTGCACATTCCCACCGGCATTCACTGGGTCGTCATCGACAGCCTGGGCGATGTCCTGCAACTCGAAAACATCGAGCGCCGGCGCCGACTGATAACCGTTTCTGACCTCGAAACCGAGGCCTGGAGAAAGCTCCCATGAACAAAGCGAATGAATGCAGCTGCCCTTCTGGCGACGGCTCCCTCGTCCATCCGTGCCCGGCACATCCTGCGGTAGAGCAGGCAGGCGGGGATGAGCGGGACTTCCAGGCAAAGGGCGCACAGGAGGTTCCATCGCCAGTCTCAAAAGAGTATGACCGACATTTGATCAGTCTTTTGCGTAAAGGTGAGGCACTTCCTGGCCACCAGGAGGAAGCCGCTGACGAGATCGAGCGCTTGCGCGATTGGAATGATCACCTGAACAACACCGTTCTACCCAACATACTCAATCCAAATTTCCTGATGCTCATGAAGGGCGGCGAGAGGCTGCTTGACCTGTGCACGAAGGACGGCGAATTCATTGGCGTATCGCTGAATGACATGAAGGACGTGTTTGATTGGATGGTCACGCACGCTCGAATTGCACCTGATCAAGCCGCCCTGGCGCAACCCTCCCCGGCGCAGGCCGAGCAGGCAGAGGCGGAGCGACCAGAGGTGTTCGGGCTTGAGCGATACCGCGTAGAAAGAACTGGGCGGGGGTTCTGGCCATACTGCGTGCGTGCGGGGGATGGAACGCGTGAACTCTTCGCCGGCCACCTGAAGCAGTGCAAGCGGGTAGCGGCCCAATTGGCTACTGCGTTTGAAGATGGGAAGTTTGTCGCCGGGGCGCTGCGGGCGGAGAACGCGAAGCTGAGCGAAGCCCTGGACCGCTGGCCGCTCATCCGCGACAGTCTGAAGCTGAGACTCGCCGACGCCCTGGCCAGGGTCGCGGAGCTTGAGTCCAAGCTGGCGGAGCTGGAGAAGCAGGAGCCGGTGGCGACCGTTGCGAAGGTGCCGGGTGAAGACTGGAACAGCCTTGATTTCCATCGCGACCTGCAAGACATGCAGCCGGGCACGAAGCTCTACGCCGCCCCTTTAGCCCAGGCTCAGCAACTCCACGACCTGGACAAACAGTGTCGCGATGACGTGGCACGTGCGCGCCCGAATAAGGAGCGCGGCTTCGCCTGGTCCTACCTGTTGGCGTCGATCAAGTCATGCGTGAAGGCCTCCGGGGATAGCGCCCAGGCTCAGCACAGCGTGCCGGAGGGCTGGAAGCTGGTTCCGGTAGAGCCGACCGAAGACGTACTCGAAGCGATACACAACGGCGGTTATGTCGGCGATGACCAAGAACTGCGTTGGTTTTACCAATCCATACTCGCCGCCGCGCCGGCACCGGGAGGTGAGTGATGATCCTGTACGGCGTAACTATTGATCTTCAAGTAGTCCCGGTTCGGCTAGGCAGCCAGCAGATGATGGAGTGCCGCGACGTTTTCAACAGTGAAAAGGAGGCGAAGGCGCGGGCCGAGGAACTGCGCGCTCTGTGCGCCGCCGCGCCCGGCAAGGAAGTGCCGCAGGCATGGCTCGACGTGCAGGCAGAGCGCCGCCGGCAGATCACCGCCGAGGGATGGACGCCGGAGCACGACGACCTCTATTGCGCCGCCGAACTTCCGCGCGCCGCAGCAGCGTACATCCTCAACGGAGCTAACGACGAGGCTCCGGCTATCTGGTCGTTCTCGGCGAAGTGGTGGAAGCCGAGAGACGCGCGCTCCAACTACGTGCGTGCCGGCGCCTTGATCCTGGCCGAGATCGAGCGCCTGGACCGCGCCGCGCCCGGCAAGGAGGTAGGTCATGAGTGAGGTCCACCGCTTTTCCGTAGTGAAGATGCTTTCCGAGGCGGGCAACAAGATTAGCTACGAACCTCACGGCCCTGAAATTGTGATGGCGAAGGATTACGACGCCCTCGCCGCCGAGGCCCAGGCGCTAAGGGAGGAAGTCGCAGCACTGCGCGCAAGGGTGGTGGTTGTGCCGGAGCGAAAACTCCTAAATGCCGGAGTCCCAGGGCTGAATCGTAATAGCGGCTGGAACGCCTGCCTCGACGAACTGGCGCGCCTCAACGGTATGACGGTCAGCGTTTCCGCGCTTGATACCCTGCGAAAGGCCGCGTTAGGAGAGGTCCAGCACCTGAACAACGGACTGTGCCCTGATGCCTTTGAGGGGCACGAAGCACGCGATCCGGACTGCCCGGTATGCCGGGCGCTGATCGAGACGGGAAAGGAGAGCGACAATGTCTGAACTAAAACCGTGCCCGTTCTGCGGATGCTCGATGCACCTAGAGAGCAACCGCGACTGGCATAGGATCGTAGGCGATCACGCTTTAGAGTGCGCCTTCACGGACAGCGAAACAGTGGTGGTGCCGGCAACAAAAGAGCAGCGTGATATTGCTGTCTCCGACTGGAACACCAGAGCCGTCCCCGCGGACCATGTGGTGGTTCAGCGGGAGTTGCTGGAGCGCCTGTACAGCAGCGATACCGCAACGGCACTGATGGCAGCGGCAGAACTAAGATCCCTACTCAATCCCTAGCTCTTCCCCTTAACCACCACCATCGACCAGGCTGAAACCCGCATTCCTGCTGGGTTTCAGCACAAAAACTGGACGATTTTGGCCCACTAGCCCGCCACCCCAAACCAACGCATCCGACCCCCGGAGGACCAACCGTATGGAAGGTATTCGCATGTCTCAATTTCGTCCATGCCCAGCCTGCCGAGGTTACGACCTTGAGCGTCGCTGGTGCCACGTTTGCGATGGTCGCGGCGTCGTTGACGTCGAGGCTCAACAGAAGGAACGCGCAGAGATGGTGAAGCTGCTGCGCGCAGCCGGCATTGAAGTGAGGGACTGACCGTGCCTGACATTCAAGCAACCTACATCGAAGTAAGCGCCGAAGTGCGCTACTGGGAAGACTCCAAGATCAATGGAGTGGAAGACGAGAATGGCACCCTTACTCCGTTCCGCAGTGGAGACCTCTGGTGCCCGGTGATCCGCCTGGAAGACGGCACGGTGATGGATTGGCCGGCCGGCATGGTCGCTGACTTTCACTTCAAGGTCTGCGACGCCGGGCAGTACTGGCTACTGGATGACAGCCGAAAACGCGTAGCGCAGTGGGCTGGCTATTACGTCCCGGATGAATTCCTTTGCCCGACCGAGAACGGTTATGGGGACTACATCATCTTCAAAGTCGGCGCCGATGGTTTGATTACCGGGTGGCGCAAACCAGAGATCGAATGGGGCGGCCGCGAAGATGATCAGGAAGGATGGAAGCGCCTTAAGGAGAACGACCGTGCCTGACATGAGAGAAGAGTTTGAAGCGTGGGCTACCAAGCACCGTATGCCGATTCATCGCGACGGTGTTGTCACCGACTATGCAGCCAGATGCACAGATGAATGCTGGCAAGCCTGGAAAGCCAGCCGCGCGGCTCTGAGGGTGGAGCTGCCGGAGCGTCGCGATCCGTTGAACTGGACCGGAGACGATGAGAACCCAAGATCTGCCGGCTTCAACGACTGCCTTGAGCGAGTGACCGAAGCCCTCCAGCAAGCCGGAATCGAGGTGAAGCATGGCTGACCATCCTATCGACGACAGAGTGCTCGAGCATCTCCGCAAAATTCAGGGCTCTACTGCATGGGCTATGCGTCACGCCATCGGCGAAGACAGGCCGACCATCAGCAAGGCTTTGAATAGGCTCAAGCGCAAGGGTCTCGTTGAATGCAACGGAACGCCCTACTGGGTAGCAACTGGACTTCGAGGTACGCACGTATGACCGACCACGCAGAGCTGCGGAGGGTGGCTGCGCTGGCTCATCCAGACGCCGAATGGTTCATCGCGCGAAACCTTGATCACCCGAATATCGACAAGCCGGCAGCGTCATTCATCGCCACCGCCACCCCCAAGGCCGTCCTCGCCCTGCTGGACGAGATCGACAGGCTCAAGGCGGAGAACGAAAGTCTGCTCGACGAGCTATCCGCATGCACCGAGCATCCTGGCGGATGTGGGTATTGGCGCGAGGCCGCCAAGCGTAGAGCCGAAGAGCGCGACCGGCTGAGGGCGCAGAACGATGCGCTGCGGGGAGCGCTACATGCCGTTCAAGCCGAGGTCGACGGGAATCTCCGCCCACTTACCCGCGACCTCGTGAACATGGTCAGCGGCTTGAATAACGGCACTCACCCGAATGACATCTACGACCACTGCGACGAGATCGAAAGGATCATCGACGCAGCCCTAGAAGGAGCAACGCAATGAACGACCGCACACTACTCGAACTGGCGGCGCGGGCGGCGGGGTATGCAGTTGATTGTGGATTCGCAGATTGCCCGCTGATCTATGGCGAGGATGCCGGTACGGACGGACCGCGTGAGTGGAACCCACGTAATGACGATGGCGACGCGCTGAGGCTGGCAGTAGACGCAGGCATCCTAGACGGTAACGCCTTTTCCGTCTGGCTGAACTACCGAAATGGCGCAATGGCCATCGAGGGGCTTGGCGCTCGCGAAGCAACTCGTCTCGCATTCGTCCGAGCCGCCGCCGAGATCGGCAAGTCTATGGGAGGTGGGGAGTGATGAAACGGGAGGAATTCGAGAAGCGCATGGCCGGCATATTCGACCTGTCCGCTTACGTGGACAGCCAGGGAGACATCCGATATTCGGACAGCCACACCCAGGCTGCTTGGGATGGATGCCAACTGGTGGTGGATTTATTCGAGCCGGCGCCATCAGTCAGACAAGGCATGAGCCTCGACCACATCGGAAGGCTTCATGCCCTTGAGAAGCTGAGACTACGCATCGCCGCTCACATGTTCATCAGGCAGAACGGAGAACTGCTCGGATACGGCGTAACCGTCCCTGAGATGCGCGAATTCCGGGAACTCCTTATCCCGTTCAACGGCGAAATCAAGTAACCCAGCCGGGCGCCACTAGCTCTCCCTGAGCTAACCCGGCTGGGCGTCTAAATCCTACCAAAGGCCTGACCGGGCAGTTAACCCCATATTGCCCGATGCGGGCGCCCTGCCCGGCCAAGCCAGCACGAATTCTACCCTCCAAACCGATGCCGTTGATCGGCCAAGGTCTCGCTATGTCTTTGATTTCAGTTGAGGCGGCCGCCGGCATTCTCGGCGTGAGCCGCAGGACCGCGTACCGCTACGCGGACGAAAAGCTGATCCCAGTGGTCAGGTTCAAGAAGACCATCCGGGTGCACAAGGAAAAGCTCGAACAGATGCTTGAAGAGGAAGCCGCTGCTAGCATGCGCGACGCGGTCGGCGTACCGGAGGAAGTATGCCGTACAAGAGAAACGACTCCGCCTACTGGTGGATCTCTTTCAAATCAGCAACAGGAAAGCTTGTTAGACGCTCTTCTGGAACTGCCGACTACTCGGCGGCGAAAGCACTAGAGCAACAGGAGCGCGCGAAAGCGTGGAAGGAAAAGGAAATGGGCGTGAATCCGCCCAGGACCTTTGAGGAGGTGATCATTCCGTACCTGCAACACGCTCGCCAGCATCAGCGCAGCTACGAAACGACCGTGCACCGCATAAAGCCGCTGCGCGAGTATTTTGCCGGACGCGTGGTCAACGATCTAGGGGGCCAGGACATCCGGGGATACGGAGCGCACAGGCTGGATGCCGGCGCATCCCCGGCAACCATCAACCGAGAACTCGCCGCACTGTCCGCGGCGATAAACCACTGCAACACGGAACTGGAGTGGGCCCTTCCTAACCCAGTGAAGGGACGGAAGATGCGCGAGGCCGAAGGGCGTGATCGTTGGCTGACTAGGGCAGAGGTAGAGGCTCTGTGCCGAGCGGCGCGCGGGCAGAAGTTTGGCCCGATGCTGGAGGACTTCATTCGCCTAGCCGTCAACACAGGGTGCCGGAGGGAGGAAATGCTTGGCCTGGAGTGGCGCAGGGTCGATTTCGCAAATCGACTGATCTACCTGGAGGCATCCCACACGAAGGCAGGCAAGCGCCGGAGCATCCCGATCAACGAAGGGGCGATGGCAGCACTAAAGCGACGAATGGCATTCAGGTCCGAGACCAGCCCGGAATGCCCCTGGGTCTTTGCGCGCGCTAACGGTGATCGAGTGGTATCGCTTTCGGCCGGCTTCAAGCAGGCCTGCCAGGCAGCGAAGATTGCGGACTTTACGATTCACGACCTGCGCCACACCTGCGCGGCATGGCTGGTCAGCGCCGGCGTTCCGCTGGCGGATGTTCGGGATCTGCTCGGACACTCGACAGTCGCGATGACTGAGCGATATGCCCATCTTGCTCCAGCCAGGGTAAGGGATGCTGTAGGGGTTCTTGATCAAGTCCGTGAAAGCCGCATTTCACGTTCTGTTCACGCTGATAATCCAGCGCATCTAAATGGAGGGCCGCTGAAGCTCGTAAACACTTGATTTATAAGGTGGTGCGGACGGAGAGACTCGAACTCTCACGCCTTGCGGCGCTGGAACCTAAATCCAGTGTGTCTACCAATTCCACCACGTCCGCGGGACACTGCTTGGAAATGAAAACGCCAGGCCTCGGGCCTGGCGCTTCGGAATATGGGGTGGACGATGGGAATCGAACCCACGACACCAGGAGCCACAATCCTGTGCTCTACCAACTGAGCTACGCCCACCATATTACGACTTGCGGTAAAACATCGCCTGCTTCTTGCCGATTCGCCGAATGGCGCACCCGGCAGGACTCGAACCTGCGACCATCCGCTTAGAAGGCGGATGCTCTATCCAGCTGAGCTACGGGCGCTTTATTCATCTGCATTCAATGCTGAGCGCAAACTTTAAGCTCTGGCAATCACAAAGTCAGCAACCGACTTGCATTACCTCTTACCCTGCGTCCGGCTGTGCTCGGCAAGCGGGGCGCATGTTATACAGGGGGCGAAAGGCCGTCAACGGGTTTTTTAAAAAAATTCAGCTATATAAAGGAGTTACGGCAAATCCGCGGGTCGCCTCCTTTGCCCCGGGCGGCGTCCATGCGAAAATGCGCGTCCTTTTTCCACCCGATTCGATGGTTACCCTTCCGACATGACCGCACAACTGATCGACGGCAAAGCGATCGCCGCCAACCTTCGCCAGCAGATAGCCCAACGCGTGACCGAGCGCCGCCAGCAAGGCCTGCGCGTTCCCGGCCTGGCGGTGATCCTGGTCGGCACCGATCCGGCCTCTCAGGTCTATGTGGCGCACAAGCGCAAGGACTGCGAGGAAGTCGGCTTTCTCTCCCAGGCCTACGATCTTCCCGCCGAAACCAGCCAGGACGACCTGCTGGCCCTGATCGACCGCCTGAACGACGATCCCGCCATCGACGGCATCCTGGTCCAGCTACCCCTGCCCGCCCACCTGGACGCCTCCCTGCTGCTGGAGCGTATCCACCCGGACAAGGACGTGGACGGTTTCCATCCCTACAACATCGGCCGCCTGGCCCAGCGCATGCCCCTGCTGCGCCCCTGCACCCCGAAAGGCATCATGACCCTGCTCGCCAGCACCGGCGCCGACCTGTACGGCATGGACGCGGTCGTGGTCGGCGCCTCGAACATCGTCGGCCGGCCCATGGCTCTGGAGTTGCTGCTGGGTGGCTGCACCGTCACCGTGACCCACCGCTTCACCCGCGACCTGGCCGACCATGTGTCGCGCGCCGACCTGGTGGTGGTCGCTGCCGGCAAGCCGGGACTGGTCAAGGGCGAGTGGATCAAGGAAGGCGCCATCGTCATCGACGTCGGCATCAACCGCCAGGCCGACGGCCGTCTGGTCGGCGACGTGGAATACGAGGTGGCGGCGCAACGCGCCAGCTGGATCACCCCGGTGCCGGGCGGCGTCGGGCCGATGACCCGCGCCTGCCTGCTGGAAAATACCCTGCACGCCGCCGAACACCTGCACGACTGA